ATGCCAGAACCATCGTCCCGAATCATCAACCCCTACGTCGTCGTCGAGCCGGGGGCCTCGATCTCGGCGGCCTACCAGCCCGACGTCGCCGTCGATCCCGAGCGCATCGTGGTGCGCCTGGGCCGCGGCGGCGTCATCCTGAAAATGCACCCAGACACCGCCGTCCAGCTCGTCGGCGTGCTGATGTCCGAGCTGAAGGTGCGCGACGAGCACCTCGAGTACCGCCGGCGACAGATGGAGTCCGCTCAGGTCGAGTCCGTCCAGCAAGATCCGGCCAGCATCCAGGAGGGAAGGTCATGAACAGGGAGACCGACGATCGGGACAACCCCCGGCTGCCGCTCGACATCCAGTCGGAAGCCGAGCACCGGATCACCGCGCGTATCGACGAGGACATGAGCCTTGCATCCATCGAGAAGCGCAGCCAGCAGGCAATCGCCATCTTCGAAGCCAGGACCCGGCTTCTGGCGGCTCTGGACAAGGCGACGATCCTGAGCACCTCATCGGCCGACTGGACGAAGTTCAAGGATCTGAAGGGCAACGAGCGGGCGATGCTCAACGCCGACGGCTGCCGGAAGGTGATGCCGCTGCACGGTGTCGAGATTTACAACCTGCGCGGGCCCGACGGCGATCCGATATCCGAGCCCATCATCGTCGAGCACCACGAGGACGACGAGGTGTCCTACTCGGCCATCATCATCGGCGACGCGGTGTCGAAGTTCCACATCCGCCAGCCCGACGGATCCCTGTCTGATCCGATCGTGCTTCGGCGAGAGCTGGGGATCCGGGCCGAGCGCAACAGCGACGAGGGATTCACGGGCCGCGGGGTCATCAGCTCCACCAACCGAGCCACGATGCTCAACGACCTGAAGAGCTCCACGCGCACGCTTCTGGACACCAAGGCCGTGCGCATCCTCACGGCCACCGCCAGGCGCGATGTCACCGATCTGAAGGAGTTCGGCCTGGATCCGGTGCGCATGGTGGAAGGCGGCGGCTACGGCACCGGTGACGAGCGGCGCTCCAGCCAGGCCGCGACTTCCGAAAGCAAGGCCGACGTGGAGTCCCTGCGCACGGCGATGGTGGGCTACTGCGGAGGCGACCAGGCGAAAGCTCTCAAGCTGATGCAGGAGCTGTCGGCATTCGATGGTGAGGGGGGCAGGAAGGTCACGGCGAAGTCCTGGGATCACCTGGCCACGCGGCCCAAGTGGCTGGCCGGCGTCAAGAAGGACTTCGACGCAAGGCTGCGCAAGGAACAGGGAGGTGGTCAGTGAGCGAGCAAACCGTCACCACGTCCCCCGCAGTGCAGATCGTTGGGCCTGACGCGGTCGCGCTCGTCGAATCCACCGAGCGCCAGCTCGTCGCCCTGTCCGGCCCCGTGATGATCGTCACGGCCCAGGACACGGTCACGGCTGCCGAGCGCATCACGCTCATCGGGACCATCCGCGATGCGCTGGAGACCAAGCGCACGGAGCTCAAGAGGCCCCACCTGGAAAAGAGCCGCGCGATCGACGAGCTCTTCCAGCCCCTCATCAGGAAGTGCGACGAGAGGAAGGCCACGATCGGGACCGACCTGAAGACCTGGCACCGCAACGAGCAGGAGCGGGCCCGCAAGGAGCGCGAGCGGATCGACAAGGAAAACGCGGACCGGGCCGCGGCCGCCCTCGCCGAGCAGAAGCGCATCGATGACGAAGCCCGCGCCGTGGCCGAGAAAGAAGCGCTCGACGCGGGCTTCACGAAAGACGAGGCCACCACCTACGGCAAGCTCCAGGAGGCCGAGGCCCCCCGCGTCGCCGTGATGCAGGAACTCGCCCCGCCTCCACCGCCCAAGACGATCCAGAGCGCCATCGGCACCGTGAGCGTGAGGAAGGGCCAGTGGACCTACGAGGTCCAGTCGCTGAAGTTCCTGCCGCGCGTCTTCCTCCGGCTGGATCCTGGCAAGGTGGGTAACTGGAAGGAGCAGGCGGACAGCGAGTGGCTCCGAACGCCGCTCGAGCTCCTCATGCCGGACGTCGAGGCACTGAAGGCTGCCGTGAAGGCCGGCGTGCGCCAGATCCCCGGCGTGAAGATCTTCCAGGACGAGGTTGTCTCGCGGGGGCGCTCATGAGCGAGGCTGCTGCCGTCCAGACGCAGCTCGTCCCGGACCTCGGCCAGATCGTCACCTCGGCTCTTGACGACGAGCTGCGCCGGGCCCGGGAGGGGCGCGGCTCTCCGAAGTCCAAGCGCCGGCTCTACGCCTCGGAGTGGCACCCGTGCCGGCGCAAGCTCTACCTCGACATGAAGGACCCGGCCAGCGGCCGGCCCTACGAGGTGGAAGCGCTGCGGGCGTTTCACCGAGGCGACCAGCGCGAAGCCGACATCAAGGCGGATCTCGAACAGGCCGGCAAGCGATCGCGGCCGCCCTTCGAGATGGTCGGCGCCGGCGAGGCCGTCGAGCTGACCGATCGCCAGGGGCGCATCGTCATCACCGGGCGGATCGACTTTTCGATCCGGTTCGAACGGCGGCTCTACCCGTTTGATTACAAGAGCTGGCCGAGCGTGGGCCAGCGCGTCTTCACCGCAGACGATCTGGAGCACAGCCCGTTTACCCGCGGCGCGGAGATGCAGCTGCTCATCTACATGTACGCCCAGGCCCTCGAGGATGGCGACATGGAGAAGAGCGGCTACCTCCTGATCGATCTTCCGAGCGAGCCGAGGCCGATCCGGATCGACCTGGCCGATCGGCTCGAGAAGGTGGAACGGTTCCTCACCGATGCCGAGCTCTCGCTCGACGCGATCGATAACGACGACCCGCCCGCGATGATCCAGGACGTCCAGGAATGCCGGAGGTGCCGCTACTTCCGAAGGAGCTGCCCGGGCTTCGACGTCGCCGGCGCCGGCGCGGTCGTCTTCACCGACGAGCAGATCATCAGCGACGTGGCGCGCGAGGCCCAGCTGAAAGCGTTCAACGCCGAGTACGAAGGCCTCCACAAGAAGAACGTGGAGCGCTTCCGCGGCGTCACCCACGCGATCGTCGGCAACCACCTGGTCGTCGGGGAAGAAGGCTCCCGCCACTATAAGGAGAAGCCCGCCACCCCAGCCAAGGACGTGAAGACCTGGTCGATGCGGATCGTGCCGCTGGGGACAGAGAGCGCCGCGTGAGCAGGCTGGGCGAGCGCGACAGGCAAGCCGCCTCCGACGCTATGGATGCGGAGCCGGACTGGGAGCACGAATGCGAGAACTGCGGGCAGAGTCCGATCGTTCCGGCGACAGGGCTTTGCGGGCCATGCACTTTCGGCGAGGCGGACACGATAGGCGGGAATTGGTGAAGGTCCGAGAGTAAACCGGGGCCCGATGAGCCCCCATCCCAGGAGGTGAGCCAGTGAAGAACGTTGATTTCAGGCAGGGAGATGTGGCGATCGGTGAGCCCATGGATGCCGTCCCAGATGGTGCCAAGCTGGTCCCGCTCGAAGGCGGAAGGATCATCCTGGCCCATGGAGAGGTGACTGGCCATTCTCACGCAGTCGTCGCCGCAGAGCCTCCCGTTCAGGACATCAACGAGGAGTTCGCGCGGCTGTACGAGCTCGAGGGGCGAAGATACCTCCATGCCCTCAAGCCCGTGACGATTGTGCACGAGGAGCACGAGAAGATCGATGTCCCGGCCAGCATCCGGGAGATCACGATCCAGCGGGAGTGGACGCCCGAAGCGATCCGCAACGTCGCGGACTGAGCCTCGGCCGTGGCGCGCACGAAGGATTTCGATCGGTTCGTCTCGGCTTGCGATTACCCGGGCCTCCTCGATGAGGAGATCGTCTCCCAGTCGCTGGCCGAGTATCTGGCGGTACTCGGAGTCAAGAGGGAGATTAGGCGGCTACCCGCCGACTGGGATCTCGACACCGAAGAGCCGCTGCGCCGGTCGGTGTGGAGCATTCTGGACGATGTCGCGGCGAGGGCAGGCCGGAAGCCACCCGCCCTCGACGCCCGCGACGCCCTCGACGCCGGCGACGCCCGCGACGCCCGCGCCGCCCGCGACGCCCGCGACGCCCGCGACGCCCGCGACGCCCGCGACGCCCGCGCCGCCCGCGCCGCCCGCGCCGCCCGCGCCGCCCGCGACGCCCTCGACGCCCGCGACGCCCTCGACGCCCTCGACGCCGGCGACGCCCGCGCCGCCCGCGCCGCCCTCGACGCCCGCGACGCCCTCGACGCCCTCGACGCCGGCGACGCCCGCGACGCCCGCGCCGCCCGCGACGCCCGCGACGCCCGCGACGCCCGCGCCGCCCGCGCCGCCCTCGACGCCCGCGACGCCCTCGACGCCGGCGACGGCGCTCTGAGGCGTTTCACATCGTGGTGCATTCATCGCACTTGGCTGTGGTGGTCCTGGGATCTCTCATGGATCACCACGACGCTGATTGGGGCCCAGCAGCTCGGCCGTGACATCCCCTGGGCGCGCCCGCTCTTCGAGGCCTACATCGCCGGATGCTGGATGCTGTATTGGACCGACGACACGCTCTATTGGATCGCCAAGCCGACGGTCCATGTAGAGCAGGTCGACGGCTGGAGGCGTCTGCATTGCGAAGACGGCCCCACGCTGGAATCCGACATCGAGAATCTCTACTTCTGGCACGGCGTGCTGGTGCCGGCGTTCGTCGTGGTCCGGCCCAAGTGGATCACGGTCAAGCACATCCTGGGGGAGGAAAACGCCGAAGTCCGGCGCGTGATGATCGAGCGGTATGGGTGGGATCGCTTCCTCACGGAGGCGGGAACCCTTCTGCACAGCGATGGGTTCGGCGACCTGTACCGTTTCATCCCTGACAACGACGAGCCGATCACCGGCGTCGTGGTCGTTAACAGCACCCACGAGCCCGACGGCAGCTTCAAGATGTATACGTTGCAGGTCCACCCCGAACTGCGGCCCCTCTATGCCAACGACGAGGCCGGCCGACCCCGACTTGGAGAGCCGCAGGAACTGACGGCCAGAAACGCCGTGGCCTCCACCTTCGGCCTTCGCGGAGAGGAGTACCGGCCGATGGTCCAGACATGAAGCGGTTCGTGCTGGGCACCGGCGAGGCGGGGGATCTTTCCTGCAGCCTCGAGGTCCTCGTCGACACGCGGCTGCTCATTCAGGCCAACAGCGGCGGTGGGAAGTCGTGGTGCCTGCGCCGAATCCTCGAGCAGACCCACGGCCAGGTCCAGCAGCTCGTCATCGATCCGGAAGGGGAGTTCGCGTCCCTGCGCGAGCGATTCGATTACGTGCTGGCGGCAAAGCATGGCGGCGACACCGCGGCGGATCCCCGCGGCGCGAAGCTGCTCGCCGAGCGCCTGCTCGAGCTGGGGGTCTCCGCCATCCTCGACATCTACGAGCTGAAGGCCCACGACCGGATCCGGTTCGTCAGGGCCTTCCTCGAGGCGTTGGTCGACGCCCCCAAGAGCTTGTGGCATCCCGCCCTCGTCGTGGTGGACGAGGCCCACGTCTACTGTCCACAGAAGGGCGAGGCCGAGTCCGCCGGCGCCGTCATCGACCTTGCCACCCGGGGACGGAAGCGCGGGTTCTGCTCCATCCTGGCGACCCAGCGCCTCTCGAAGCTCCACAAGGACGCGGCCGCGGAGTGCAACAACAAGCTGATCGGACGCACGGGCCTGGACGTGGACATCGCACGCGCAGGCGACGAACTGGGCCTGCGCACGAAGGACGATCAGCAGCGCCTGCGAGATCTCGAGCCAGGGGAGTTCTTCGGGTTCGGTCCTGCCCTGTCCAGGTCGGTGCAGAGAGTCACGGTCGGCAAGGTGCAGACGACGCACCCGAAAGCCGGCGCGCGTATCGCGTTTGCCGCGCCGCCCCCCACCGACAAGGTCAAGGCCCTGCTTCCGAAGCTGTCCGATCTGCCGGCTGAGGCCGAGGCCCGCCAGAGGACGGAGAAGGATCTGCGGCAGGAGATCGCCAACCTCAAGCGCGAGCTAACCATGCGCCCGAAGGCGATCGAGACGAAGATCGAACGGGTCTCCGTGCTGGAGCCCGACGACGTGAAGGCGCTCCAGATCATCATCAACGGCCTGGACGGCTACACGGTCCGGATAGGGGAGCTCACACGAAGCCTGGCCGCGGCGCTCTCCAAAGCCCGGGCGGTTCAGCCTGCCCCCGTCACCGTCTGCCCGCCACCGAGGAACACTCCTGCAGCCCGCCAGCCTCTCAATCGGCTCGCTCTCGCGGCCCCGTTCTACAACGGGAGCCTCGCCAAAGGCGAGCGAAAGATCCTCACCGCCGCGGCGCAGCACCAGGCCGGGGTCACCAAGGAACAGCTCACTGTGCTCACCGGCTACAAGCGCTCCTCAAGGGACACCTACCTCCAGAAGCTCACGGCTGCCGGGCTGGTTGAAAACCAGAACGGGACCATCCTCGCGACGCAGGCCGGCTTTGACGCGCTCGGATCGGACTTCGAACCGCTTCCCACAGGAGACGCGCTGCGCGAGCACTGGATGGGGATCCTCCCGAGGGGTGAGAGAAGGATCCTCGAGCAGCTCGTCAAGGCGTACCCCGACACCCTCGAGCGCGGTGCGCTGTCGGATGCGACGGGGTTTAAGCGGTCCTCCCGCGACACGTACCTACAGAAGTTGAAGGCACGCAAGCTGATCGAGTGCCCCGGATTCTCAGAGGTCCGGGCTTCAGAGGAGCTGTTCGGATAGACCGGCCCACCTTCCCGGAGGCCAGCACAGTGCCCGATAGGACGATTCGAGAAAGAGCCCGGCGCAGCAAATCCCTGGACCGCGTGTCGGCCGAGGCCGAGCGGCTGATGTGGCGACTCCTCACCTACGCGGACGATTATGGACGGTTTCCAGCGGACCCGGATCTGATGTTGGCGGGGTGCTTCCCCAGGGCGGTGTCCAGACTCACGGCGGTGCAGCTCGTCTCCTGGTATGCCGAGCTGCAGGCCGAGGGGATCGTCGAAACCTGGTGGATCGACGGCCAGTTCTACGGTCGCCTGATGAGCTTCGAGAAGGATCAGGGAAAGCCTCGGGCGAAAAGCTCAAAGTATCCAGCGCCTTACGACGGCAAGAAAGTCCTCGACTTGGCCGTCATGTTCACATCTGCGGACACATGTTCTCAGATGAGAACATCTGCGGACACATGTCCCCGATCTACGATCTACGATCTTCGATCTTCGGATCTCGATCTACGAAACTCGTGTCCGGATCTTGATTCCTCCCCACGAGAAACAGCCACCAGCGGCGACACGGCGACACGCCAGGGCGGGACTGTCAGATCTGAAAAGGCCGAAACCCGTAAGAGCGAAGCCCCTGCCCGGGCCGAGGTGGAGTCCACCCAGGGCGTCCTGCTGGGACTCATCGGCGCCGTTGCCCCGGCCGCTGTCCTCGTCCCCCCGAAGGTCCCAGAAGTGCCCTTCGATCCGCGTGCGGTGATCCGCCAGTGGACCGAGAGCCTGGCCGGCGCCGCGAAGATGGAGCCCGTCGTCGGGCCCGGCGAGAAGAAACGGCGGCTCCGCCTAGCCGATCGAGCGCGCTCGCGCGGGCCGTGAGGGGACGCCCCTCCCGTCCGTCCTCACCGCGTGGCAACACATCCACGGAGACGACTTGATGCCCGATCAGAAGTGCACCGGAAAGCCACTCGACCTGAATCACATCCGGCAGCTCCATGCGATCCGCAAGCGGTATCTACGCCTGTCTGGATACGCGCGCGACATGGCCGCCACGCTGGAGAACTGGATCGAGGCGGCTTTGCGGACACCGCACATTTCCGAGTTGAGTGTGGGTGCGATCGAGCGACTTGAACGCGAGCTCGACACCATCGAAGCCAGCACGCAGAAGAGCTGCAACGAGAGTCTGGCCGTGCTGGAGATGGTTCTGAGTATGAGCAAGCAACCGCCGGGCCCGCCCTCATGACCCGGCTGCCGCTCATCCTCGCGATCGACCCTGCGATCTCGTGTGGCTGGGCGGTGGGAGACGCCGGCGCCGGAGCTGGCGGGCTGCAGAGATCCGGGGCGTGGAAGCTGGCCGACCCCAAGGACCATCCCGGCCAGAGGTTCGCCCGGCTGGCGGCGCTCATTCGCGAGGTTCACCTGACAACCCCGATCTCGCTGGTCGTCTACGAGTCGGGCTTCCATCGTGGCGCGGCCGCGACGCGCTCTCACTGGGGCCTGGTTGGGGTGATTCTCGGCGTCGCCGCGCGGTACCAGCTTGAGGTCCTGGCCGTGAACCCGTCGCAGCTGAAGGCCCACGTCGGTGACGGTGCGAACGACAAGGTCGTGATGATGCGCCGGTGCAAGCTGATCTACGGGCGCGACTGCAAGACGTCGGACGAGGCCGACGCGATCTGGTTGTACGACTACGCCCGCCATCTGTGGAAGGTGCCAAGAGTTGAACGGGCTCCACAATCCGCAACGCAAGACGCAAGGGGAGGAGCATCGCATGTCCAACAGAGTCACCAGCCGCAAGCTGATCTGCCAGCTATCCCCGGAGGAAAAAAACACCTTCGCGGATGAGCAGGCGCGCCTGCTTCATGAGTACGCCGAGCTCGAGCGCCAGGCGGCGGCCATCGCCAAGGGCTACCGCGAGGACCTGGAGAAGAAGTGGGAACGCATGAAGCGCGTCGCCGACATCGTCGACGCCGGCAAGGAGGAGCGCAACATCGACTGCCGCACGGTCCCGGACCACACGGCAAAGACCGTCATCTACCGCCCGCTGGCGGAAGGGCTGATCGTGCTGAACCCCGAAGCCCTCGAGCGTCCGATGACCGACGACGAGATGCAGGGTCTTCTGAGCTTCGAGGAGCCCGAGGAAGCCGCCGCTCCAATCGCGTGTGCTGTCTGCAGCGCATCGATCGAGCTTCCCACGGACTCAGGCGCCGACAACAAAGCGGATCTCTCCTGCCTGGATTGTCACTTCGGCCCGCTGTGCGAGGGCTGCTACACGAAGGCGTGCGAGCTGCACCACGCTCCGGTTCCCGTCGGCGGCGACCAGGCGGACGCAGGGGCGGGGGAGGTGGCGCATGCGTGAGGCCCGAACGCAGGCAGCGGCGCACGAGCTGCCCACGGCACTGCCGGGAGGTCTGGCACTCATGGACGTGCTTCTCCTCGACGCGATTATCCCTTCGAAGTCAAACCCTCGGACCAACTTCGATCCCGTCAAGCTCAAGGAGCTGGAAGATTCGATCCGGCAAAAGGGCGTGCTCCAGCCGATCCTTGTGCGCACGATGAAGGACGGCAAAAACGTCGAGCTCGTCGCCGGCGAGAGGCGCGTGAGGGCGGCGCGAGCCGCGGGGCTGAAGGAGATCCCGGCCGTCATCCGGGATCTGACCGACGCCGAGGTCCTCGAGATCCAGGTCATCGAGAACCTGCAGCGCGACGACCTGCATCCCCTCGAGGAGGCCGAGGGCTACCGCCAGCTCGCCGGCGTCAAGGGCTACGACGTCGCCCGCATCGCCGAGAGGATCGGCCGGTCCGTCAAGTACGTCTACGACCGGATGAAGCTGGTCTCTCTGGTGAAGGAGGCGAAGGATCTCTTCCTGGCCGACCGCATCACCGCGGGCCACGCAATCCTGCTGGCGCGGCTGAAGCCGAAGGACCAGGCGCGGGCGATCGACCCGGAGGGCGCCGACCACCACTACGGCGGGCTGCGGGGGCTCTGGCAGGGCGAGCGCCAGCTCTTCGGCGACGGTGACGAGGAGGACCGCAAGGATCCCTATGCGAACCTGAAAGCCGTGAGCGTCCGGGAGCTGCAGCACTGGATCGACGCGCATGTGAAGCTCGAGGCACCCGACGTCGACCAGATGCTCCTTCCCGAGACGGCCGCCACGCTGCAGGCCGCGGTCGAAGAGGACGTCAAGGTCCTGCGCATCACCCGCAACGACGTCACGCCCGAGGAGCTGAGAGACGGGCCCAAGGTCATCCTGGGCCGCTCGTGGATGCGTGCCGACGGCAAGGAGAAGTCCAAGCACTGCGACCATGCGCGCCTCGCGATGGTGGTGATGGGGGAGGGCCGCGGCGATGCCTTCCAGGTCTGCATCGATAAGAAGAAGTGCGCCACCCACTGGCCCGAGCACGTCAAGGCGGCCAAGGCGGCGGCGCGGCAGGTGAAGAAGGAGGCGGGCAAACCCGCGGCCGCGGGCAAGGTCAAGCTGCAACCGTGGGAGATCGAACAGCAGAAACGCCGGGAGGCCGAGAAGAGGGAGGACGAGGAGCGCGCGCCGATCGTGAAGGCGATGCCGCAGATCCTCGATGCGGTGGCGGAGCGCGTGAAGAAGATGCCCGCCGGCGCCAACGGGCTGCTCGCCAAGACGGTCCTGGATCAGGTGGCGCAGGCCAACACTCGGAACGCGGCCAAGGAAGCCTCACGCGTGCCCGCCGGCAAGAGCGCCGAGGACCTCGTCCGGCATCTGGCCTTCTTCATCTTCTGCGACGGGGTCGGCTACTTCCGCCCGGCCGAGTTCATCAAGGAGTGCCGGGCCTTCGACGTGGACGTGAAGAAGATCGTCGCCGCGGGGGAGCCGAAACCGAAAAGTGCAGACGTGGTTAAAACGTCGAAGCCGGCGAAGGCGAGGAGAGCCGCGCGTCCCTCGGCGAGCTCATGAGCTGTCACGTGATCGACCTTCCCGGTGGCGGCCGCATGATCACGTGCGGTCCTGGCGTTCGCCGGCGACCCTGCAGCGTCGAACGGTGTCTCTCGCGCAGCGACGTTCTGTGCGACTGGCCGGTCGGCAAGGGCCGGAGCTGCTCCGCGCCGCTGTGTCGCGATCACAGCTACCGCGTCGGAGCGAGCATCGACTACTGCGCCCAGCACTGGAAGGCCCGGGAAGCGAGGGCGGGACGGTGAGCCGCTATCCGGGAAACTACCGCTGGTACGAGTACGTCATCAACGAGCCGGTGCTCGGACTGATCCTGCTGGCCGGGCTGCTCTACCTCGCGTGGAGGATTCGATAATGGAAGCGACCGAGATCAAGGCGGGACACCTGGAGCCGCTGCGGCTCGCGGTGAGAAGTTTCTACGACGCCCAGAAGCTGAGGATTGAAATGGGAAACCGGATCGCCGCTCAGGTCCGGGCGGACACGATCAGCCCGGAGTGGGAGGGGCCGCTGCTGCGGCATTCGGTCGCTCTGTCAGACATTGAGTCTGAGATCTTCGACGATATTTCTGGGCTGCTCGAAGAGGTGGACATCGCGCCGTGGCTGCTTTCGATCCGCGGCATCGGGCCGACGTTGGCCGGGGTGCTGGTCAGTGAGATTCAAGATCCGGGACGCTTCGACACGGTCTCGAAGCTGTGGGCCTACTCCGGTCTGCACGTCATCGACGGGCGCGGCGTGAGGCGGGAGCGCGGCAAGAAGTCGAACTGGAACGCCTTTCTCAAGGCGAAGCTGATCGAGGTCCTGGGAAAGAGCTTCCTGAAGTGCGGCAACGAGAAATACGGAAAGCTCTACGCAGACATGAAGACGCGCCTGTCGAACCGTCCGTGCTGGAAGTCGGCCGAGGAGCACAACACGAAGAAGGTTCAAGCCGAGGGTGAGGAGCCCGGACCGAACACGAAGGGCGAGACGCCCCTTCCGAACGGTTGCACGATGGGCCACGTCGAGATCCGGGCGCGGCGATACATGGTGAAGATGTTCCTGGCCGACCTGTGGGGAGAGTGGCGCAAGATCCGCGGCCTGTCGATCAGGCCGTCATACGCCGAAGAGTACCTTGGAAAGAAGCACAGCGCGTAGCCGTAGGGACGTTGAGACCCGACTGGCCGATGCGAGCCGTGTGCACTGTGAGATCCGTTGAAGGCTTGCGAGCCCTGGCCGTTCTGAGATCCGTTTCAGCCGTGCGCGCCGCTGGAACTTTGAAGCCCGAACCTGGCATGCGCGCCGAGTTCATCATGAGACCCGGCCCACGACTGCGAGCCGCACAGACGATGATGCCCGAATCAGCCTTGCGAGCCGTCGGTGATGTGAGGCCCATTGGAGTGCTGCGCGCCGACCATAACATGAGACCCGAGATGTCGTTGCCCTTGCCTAACTGACTGACGAGCCGTAAGATCGGCAGCGCGCCCGGCGTCTGCGGCTATCCCCCGGGGCGCCCAAGAATGCCCCGTAACCTGTGGCGCTGCCCCAAGTGCAGGCTCCTCCAGCCCACGCGCACCCAGCATCCCCGCCTCGGGACCTCCGGATCGGTGAAGTACCGCGCCCGGCTCGGGCTGAGGTGCCGGCACCGGTGGTGGACCCGCGAGATAGACGACCCCGGCCGGCCCGTGGCCCCCTCCCGTCCCCCGCGTCGACCCCCACGCTGACCCCGAACTGAAGAAATCCCGCCATCGACGGCCGCACCCTCGGGATCCTGTGGATTGCCGCGCGGGCGCGCCCCATCGTGCCCATGACTTCGTGCGCGGGGGAATGAGGCGGGGGTCAGGCGGATGAGGCGCGGGATGGAGCAGGGGTAGCTCGTCGGGGTTACAGCCCGAAGGTCCCAGGTTCGAGTCCTGGTCCCGCTACCATCCCACGCCCGGTGGAAACGCGACAGCCGGCATGATACGAGTCATCAGGGCACCACGCAATCTCTCCAAGACCCGGGCGAAGGCTCGCAGGCGACTGCGCGAGGCAGAAGCTGACATCGCCGCCGGCCGTGTTCACGGTCCCTTCCGAACGGCCAAGCAGACATCCCGGGCACTTAAATCCAAACCCACAGATCGCAAGGCGGGCCGATGACCGGCCCGATGGTAGCGGGGGCGCACGTGTGTAGAAGCAGCATCCGATGTTGACGCCAACCCCGGGGAACCGGGCCATGTGAACCGTGTAACCGCGGCCGCGGACTTGATTTCTTCGCATGATTCAACGAGGACCGGTGATGGCTCATGGCGGGCATAGGACGGGGGCGGGGCGCCCGCCGGCACCAGGGGGGTTCCGGGCCTTCTGCCGGTCGATCGCCCTCGACGAAACGGCACAGCGCAAGGCCCTCGCGCGCGCGCGCAAGGACCCGAAGTTCTGGCTCGAATGCGCGGCGCACGGTTTCGGCCGACCGAGCCAAGCGATCGACATCAACCACCGCGGCCAGCTCGGCGCAGAAGGCCAGGAGGTCGTCTTCGTCGCGACGTTCACAGACGGCGTCCAGCTCATCGGCCCGGGTAGTACCGCCGGCAGTATCGCCCCTGCTCTCCCCGGTGAGTCTGCCCCCGCTGGTGGCGCGCCTGGTGCTGCCGGAGCTGTACCCGAAACAGCGACGCCTCCTGGAGGATCCGGCTCGTGACGTCTGCACCGTGTCGGCAACCCAGATCGGAAAGACCTTCGCCGAGGCCGCCTGGCTGCTCGGCCGAGCATGGACTGACCCGGTTCGCCGATATCCCTGGTGGTGGACCGCGCCCACGAAGGAGCAGGTGATGTTCGGGTTTAACTACCTCCTCGCGTTTGCCGCAACCGCCGGCATCCTGGCAGGCTCTCCGATCACCACACCTCACCCGGTGGTCAAGCTCATCAACGGGACATCGATTGAGTTTCGCTCCCGGCACGAGCCTCAGAACCTCATGGGCGGCACCATCGCCGGCGGCGTGCACGACGAAGCCGGCCTGATGACCTGGCAGCAGCACGGCGCCGTCACCACCCGCCGCATCGCCACAGGGGGGCCCTTCCACTGGATCGGAAACCCCGGAGTCATCGCAGGCCCGTTCAGGAAGCTGTGCGCCCTGGGTGAAGAGGCCCGGGCCGCGGGCGGGGCGCGCGCGCTTCTGTATGGCACCCACCGATGGACCTGGCAGGACCACTACCGCGAGCTGGCCGTGCTCAACCCGGCACTCGCCGCCCTCTACCTCGCCGGCGTGGAGTCGGACCGCGAGACGATGTGGGAGGTGGAGTTCCGGCGCCTCCACGACGCCGAGTGGACCGAAGACGAAGCCGCGGTCTTTCGGGACATCGACGATCTCACCGAGGGCCTGCCCCTCGAGGCGGCCGCCGCGGGGGAGAAGTACTCAATCGGCGTGGACGTGGGCCAGATGGCCGATTACCTCGTCGCGATCGGGATCGGGAAGATCTCCGGCCGTGCCGACTTCATGCTGCGCTTCCGGGGCGTGCCCTACCCCCAGGCAGCCGATCGCCTCGTGGAGCTGCTCGCGCGATTCCCGGGCACGTTGTGGGTGGAGACAAACGGCGCCGGCATCGGGCTCTTCCAGGATCTCGATCGTCGGCCCAAGGTGAAGGTCCAGGCGTTCGACACCACCAAGAAGACGAAGGAGGAGGCGGTCCAGGCTCTCGCCGGCGCGCTCAACAAGGAGACCCGCCGCCTGAGACTCGCGAAGATGGAGCCCCTCCAGCACGAGCTGAAGATGTACCGCTACTTCAAGACCCAGACCGGAGCGTCCACCACCTACCGCTACTCCGCACCCGAGGGCGAGCACGATGACTGCGTGATGGCGCTCGCTCTGGCCTGGCACGGGGCGACCGCGAAGCTGCCCAGCCAGGGTGTGTTCGACTACTACAAGGCGAAGGCCGACGAGATCAGGAAGGCGAAGGAAGGCAAGACCGCGCCGGCCGGGACGTCGGCGCTGTGGAGGGTTGCGGCGTGACCGCCCCGCACCGTCTGCGCAATCAGAAAAGGGACACGGCAGCGGAGCGCGCCAAGAAGGAGTGTTTCATCTGCCGGCATCCCAGCGATCACGACCCCTGGTGTCCGGTGATCGCAAGAGACAGGACGGTCACGCCGACGCTGGACCGGAGAGGGTTCGTGGTCAGGAAGAAGGAGCGCAGGCCATTCATCATCAGTAGGAGACTCACATGAAGCTGGTGACCCGCTGCCCGGAGTGCAACCGGGGCGTGCTGGAGATTCGATCGGGCGAGTCTCGGGTGATGCTGCTGGACCTGCACACCGACGTCTACATCCTGGAGCGATACGACACGACCACCGGCGACGCCTCGGTTCGTCGAGCCGACGCAGCCTACACGGAACATTCCTGCGTGTGTCCAGCGGCCAGGCGGACCGGATCCCCCGGAACGGTCTACCACTACACCAAAGCGGATCGAGAGGCGTTGAGGAAGTCGAGCCGCTGGAGCAACCCCGTCCTGAACCGCACCTGGTACGACGCGAGACAATGGCTGAAGTTCGACCACCAGAGCTGGATGCTGGCCCGCGAAGCAGCCATCAGCGACGAAGACGTCTGGAGGCTAGCAGTGATCATGTCCGACGGCGACAACCAGCTTCCCACGGACGAGCCCTCGGACAGCTACATCCGCAAGGCGTGCCTGGCGATCGCCGAGAGGGAGGGCTCATGAAGGGGAACCACGCGGCATCTCGCCGGCGGCTCGGGCGCCACGGAAAACTGAGGACCAAGAGTCGTCGCCCACCGTCCTTGGAAGAAATCCAGGCGCATCTGGACTTCCTCGCCCCCCTGTCAGCTGAGGAGGGAGGCTCGGAGAATTCGCCTCCAGCGGCCGAGGGCAGAAACCGGAAGGTGCACACCGGGATCATTCTCGATCAGTATGCCGATCTCTTCGACGGGGGTAAGCGCGGATGATCGCGAATTGTCCTAACTGCAAGCGGGTGGTGATGATCGTCAAGTGCGCAGATCTCAGAGTGCGGTTGTTGATCGCCGTCTCGGAGGTTTCGTTCGTCGAGCATGTGTGCCCCGAGCCGGCCGTCCGGATGCCTCCCATCGAGACACCTTTCTCGGATGCGATCGGGGGCGCCAGTACGAATTGAACGCTTCGAGATGTGCTGCTGCACCCGGCCCGGGTGGGTGGACGCGGGCTGCAAGGTCCACGGGCTGAGGTACCGCAGGAGAGGCGACCATGTCAGGCTCGGGATCCTGGGCTGCCCGAAGATGTCGGCCGTCGAGCTGGTGCACTACCTCCCGGCGCTGATCGGGTGGAGCGATGTCAGGACACGCGGGAGCCGGGCTCGGGCAAAGGGGAAGGGGACGCCTCGTGCGAAACGTCACTCTTCCCGGTGACACGGTCTGGGTGCTCTGGCTACAGGTGGGCCACTGCAATCACCTCGTGGGCGTCTACGACAGCAAGGCGGGCGCACTTGCCAACGTGAGGTCCGAGGACCACTTTATCTGCACGACCGCAATGAACGAGACCCTGGCGCTCGATCTGATCCCTTACGTTGAACCGCCGCGGTGCCGGGCCGGGCATGAGGAACTCAACATGTAAACCGCCTTCCCAAAGGAGTCGTCCGGGCCACACCGGTTGACCCCGAAGCCCTCCTCGTCGATTCGTCCGGCCGACCGCTGCGCGCCTCCGCTCTGAGGCAAGGCGAGCGCGACTATTCGCCTGGTAAACCACTTCCGGCCACCCTGGCCCACGGCGCCGCCCCCCGCTCCACCATCCCCCCCACCTCGGCCAACCTCAGCGCGAGGCCCCGATCCTGGGCCGGCAAGGACCTCACCGCCTTTGACCAGCTGAGGGCTCTCGCCGACACCGACCTGGTGCGCATCGCCATCCAGGACGTCAAGGGGCAGATCGAGGGGATGGGCTGGGACGTCGCCCAGGTCGACGGAGAAGAGGTCACTCCCGAGCTGGCAAAGAAGATCGCCGCGGCCAAGGCCTGGATTCGAAGACCCGATCCGCTCGCAGGCCGCAACTTCAGGGCGTGCCTGTCGTCCTGGCTCGAAGAGATCCTGGTCACAGACGCCCTGACCCTGTATCCGCTCACCGACCGCGCGCGGCGCCCGCTGGGGCTGATTCAGATAGACGGGGCCACCATCTACCCGGTGGTCGATTCTCTGGGCCGGCCCCCGCTTCCGCCCGAGATCGCCTACCAGCAGATCGTCCACGGCCAGGTGGAGACCGAGTTCACGCTGCCCGAGCTGTGGTACCGGCCCCGGCACGCCCGGCCCGATTGTCCCTACGGCCGCAGCCCGACCGAGATGGTCCTGCTCACGGTCAACCTGGCCCTACGGTCTCAGCTCTACGACCTGACCTACTACACCGAAGGCTCCATCCCCGAAGGCATCTACGCGGTGCCCGGGTATGACAACGCCGAGCTCAACGACCTGCAGGAGAACTGGGATGCCGTCCTGGCAGGAGACGACCAGGCGCGCCGGCGGATGCGCTTTGCGCCCGAGGGTCAGTACCAGGCCACGAAGGACCGGTCGTGGAGCTACGAGTTCCAGGAGTGGCTCGCGAGGGTCATTGCCTGGGCGTTCGGCGTGTCGCCGATGCCGATCGCCAAGGTGATGAACCGGGCCACGGCCGAGCAGATGGAAAGCTCGGCGCTGGAGTCCGGCGTCCGCCCCGTGGCCGAGTGGGTGGCGGAGATCTTCACCGATTACCTGCAGGGGCCCCTGGGTCTCACCGATCTGAAGTTCGTGTTCGGCTCCGATGAGACGGAAGACGGCTCCCTGGTGTATCAGCGCAACGTCGCCTACGCGGGCCACGCCGGGCTGACCCTCAATGAGTTCTTCGAGCAGACCGGAAGCAAGGCCCTGGAAGGGGAGGCCGGCGAGCTGCGGCTCATCGACACCCCAACCGGTCCCGTGTTCCTTCAGGACCTGCTCGCCCAGCGCGAGCAGTCTTTGAAGGCCGGTGACGCGAAGGTGGATTCATCCCTGATCCAGCGGGCGTTCCTCGAGGTGCCGGTCATGACCCGCGACGAGCTGCGCGCGTCAATCGGCCTGCCGCCTGTGGGGGGAGCCGAGGGGGCGGAGTTCATCACCATCGCCCAGGTCGGTCCCTCTGTCCCGGCAGCGCCAGTCGCCGGCGACCCCGGAAACGCCTCTCCCGCGGATGCGGCAGGGGAGACCGCTGGCGCCACCGTAGCAGCCGACGATGAGGTCCCAGAGCCCGATCCTGCCGAGGCGGATCTCAAGCGCTGGCAGGCGTTTACCCTCAAGAGACTGAAGGACGGCCGCCCGGTACGAAAGTTCGCATCCCAGGCTATCCCATCCACCCTGCACCGGGCGGTCAACTCGGCCCTCGAGCGCATACCGAAGGACGTCTCCCTCGAGGACGCCTCGCGCGAGGTGCGGGCGATCTTCGACTGCGCCACCCTGCAGCGGCGGATGGAGAAGAGCCCGCCGGCGTCGCTGGTGAAGCCCACCAGGAAGATCGCCAAGGTGATCGCAGCCTGGCTCGCGGACCAGAAGGACCGGGTCATCGCGGCTGCGCTGGAAGAGCTGCCCGACCCGAGCAAGGCCGCCGGGGCACCGCTGAGAAAGAAGATCTCCGACCTCGAGCTCAACGCCGAGGACCTGGTCGATGACCTCTCGCGCGAGATCGCAAAGGCCCTGACCGCGGGCGCCGGCGAGACGGCCAGCACCTCTGGATTCTCCCTGGACACCGTCCCCGAGGCGGCGGTGGCCTACGCCAACGAGCGGGCCGCCGAGCTGGTGGGCATGAAGTGGGTCGATGGCGAGCTCGTCACCAACCCCAACCCGCGCTTCGCCATCACCGAGAGGCTGAGAGAGGACATCCAGGCGAAGGTGACCAAGGCGATAACAGAGGGCTGGTCGCCCGATGAGCTGAAGGCCGACCTGGCCAAGATGTTCTCCCCCGCCCGGGCCGAGACCATCGCCCGCACCGAGACCGGACTTGCATATCAGGAAGGCGCGCTCAAAGTTTACGAAGCAGGGGGGCAGGACTTCGTCGACATCCTCGACGGGGCCGGGTGCCTTCCGACGGGGCATGATGACGACGCGCCAGAGGCGGACTCGAGCGCCAAGGGTGTCGTGCAGACGGAAAGTCAGGCCGACGGTCAGGTCTGGACCCTGGCCCAGCTGAGGGAGCACCGCCTGGGGCATCCCAACTGCCTGCCTGGCTCAGTTGAAGTGGTTGCACCGAACCGCACCGCGGCGTTCACGCGGTGGTTTGACGGGGAAGTGGTCGTCCTTCACACAGCCGCGGACGATCTCCTCACCTGTACCCCGAATCACCCGGTACTGAGCGGGAGGGGGTGGGTAGCGGCGAAGGACCTTCGAGAGGGTGACTATGTAATTCGCAGCCTCGATTCTGAGCGGGTAGCGCGCCTCGTCGATCCAGACTATGACGAGGCTCCAGCCCGAATCGAGAAGGTAGCGGGTTCGTTCCTGGAATCGCTCCCTGTGGCGACCCACGCCGTGCCAGCCTCCACCGAAGACTTCCACGGCGATGGAGCCGGAAGCGAGATCTACGTTGTAGGGTCCAACCGCCTTGCACGGGGTGAAGGGGGTCCTGCCCCGATGCAGCATCTTTCCCAGCCGGATTTCGATCTCGGATCGATGGGCTCGGGTGCGTTCCTTTCCCAAGGCGCGCCGCGCAAGATCCTCAGCCGTTCGCTTTATCCCTCGCAGGGCATCGTGCGCAGCGGCAGCACGCCGCGCGCGCTCCCGCGGCCCGATGCGAGCCTGATGGAGACGGAGGCTGTCCGCCTGTGTTCGCATCTTGAGCCCAGCAGTTCGAAAGGCACTGCGGACGGCGCCGCCCGAGACTCCGAGGTCGCGGCCGATGGCATCACTGGACTCTCCGGCCTGATAGCGCCGGTGAAGGTCACGAAGATCCGAAGGGAGAAGTTTTCCGGTCATGTCTACAACCTCGAGACCGAACAGGGGTGGTACGTGGCCGGAGGCATCGTAACACACAACTGCGTGCGCGGGACGATCCCGCACGAGGAGTAAGACCCATGTAGCTGTTCACTCAAAGGTAAACACAGGCGCGCTGGCGCGGCCGGGAGGCATCCATGGCCGCCCGTGACATCGACCTTCTGACCAGCGCAGCCCAGACCGCCACCGCCCAGGGCGGCGAAAAGACGATCCCGACCCTCACGATGGCCGCCGTCACCGTCGACGTCACGGCCAAGAGCGGCACGGGCACCCCGACGCTTTCTGTCTGGCTCCAGGGCAAGGTCATGTTCAACGGCGTGGAAATCTGGGTGGACATTCCCTACGACGTACTACTCGTCCACGAGATGTCCCCGACTACCGCCGACCAGGCCGCCATCACGCCCTCGGAAGACGTCGTCACCACAGCGAGGGGCCGGAATATCGTCAACGTCTACACCGGCACACCGCCGGCGAGGTTCACCGCCATCTACAAGCACCTGTCCTACTTGGCCGTCCGGCTGGCATGGGCGATCTCCGGGACAACGCCGTCTTTCACTTTCGCCGCCGCGTTGAGCGGCAAATAGGAGCTCCATGTAAAAGACCTCAAGATATTCGTCCCCCTCACGAAGATTGACGCCAAGCAGCAGATGGTCTACGGCGTGCTCGCCGAAGAGGCCGTCGACAAATCCGGCGAGATCTTCGACTACGAAACCAGCAAGCCCCTGTTCCAGGCGTGGTCATCCGACTTCGAGAAGCGCACGACCGAGGCGGGCCAGGAAGTCAGCAAGGGGAATCTCCGGGCGATGCACGAAGGCATCGCGGCCGGCAAGTTCACGCAGATGGTGTTCGACGACGCGGCGAAGAAGATCATCGTCGCCGCCCACGTCGTGGACAAAGCCGAGTGGGAGAAATGCGAGAAGGGCGTCTACACCGGCTTCTCGATCGGCGGCAAGTACGAGAAGCAGTGGATGGACGAGCAGCTCAAGAAGGTCCGCTACACGGCGCGCCCGGCCGAAGGTTCGATCGTGGACAACGCCTGCATGTATGGGGCGACGTTCAGCGCGATCAAGGCCGACGGGGCGGAGGAGCTTCGCAAGTTCGTCGGCGCCCCGGCCCAGAAGGACGCGGCCGCTCTCGCATCCACGGCTGACTCGGTCCTCGAGGGGCTCAAGAACCTCCTGGTGCAGGCTTCGATGATGGAGGGGGATCCGTCCGCCTGGACGATCCACGACATCGCGGAAGCCATGTCGCGCGTGCTGTCGGTGAAGGGGGAGGCCCGCTACAAGATCGTGGTGGAGATGGACGACGTCGCCATGGGCGCGCCCGCGGGGGACCTCAAGAAGGTCGACGAGGCCAAGCCGACCGATCCCACAGCTCCAGCAGCTGATCCAGTTCCCGATCCGGCCAAACCGGCGGGGGAGAAGCCCTCGGGAGAGGCACCGGCAGCCGACCCAGTCGCTGTCGATCCGGCGAAGGCGGCAAGCGCCGACACCCTGTCCAAGCTCATCAACGAATCGTTCCAGAAGTCCCTCGAGTCTCTGACTCAGACCCTCACCAAGCATCTCGACGACCAGGTCAAGGCGGTGAAAGACGGCATCCCGGAGACGGTCAGCACAACCGTGGGCGATGCCGTGAAGACCGCGATGACGCCGATCGAGAAGTCGATGGAGGAGGTCAAGAAGGATCTCGAGCTCGTGAAGGCAACGCCGGCGGCCGTAGGTCGTCCGGTGCACACAGCAGGAAAGACCATCGGCAGCGGGCCGGGTGGAGGCGGCGGATCCGCCCCCATGGAGGTGGTGCAGAAGTTCCTCGACGAGGCGCAACGCTCCGGCAAGGTCGATTCCCAGGCAATGAAGCAGCTGCGGCTCCAAGCGGCCACGGCGGCCATGCCCTAACAGAACACCAACGATCAGGAGATCTATGTAAACGGACTGCTTCAATCCATCAGCGAGGAATCTCTCGCAAAGGCGGCCGAGCTCTTCAAGGGCGCCTTCGACGTCAAGAAGACGGCCATCGATCTTTCCACCGGCCTGACCGGTGTGAACCTCGAAGCGCCGGCCAAGCTGCTCTACCCGCTCCTGTCTCCCTACCGACAGACCGTCGGCAGGAAGGTCATGGGCGGAAAGAACTCCGAGCACAAGCGAATCCTCACCGTGAAACCCTCCGGATCCCTGTTCGCCGCGGAAGGCGTGCGGGCAACCGGCTGGGCGATCACGAAGGATGCGCCCACGGTTTCGTTCAAGTCCATGGGCCAGCTCGGTGACTACACCTGGGAATCCGAGATCGCCGGCCGCAACTACGAAGACATCAAGCAGCGCACCAGGACGCTGAACCTTCTGTCGGCGATGCAGCTGGAGGAAGGCGCGATCTTCGGCGGAAACGTCACGGCCCTGGGCACTCCCACCGGACTGACCACGACTCCAGCCACCACGGGCGCCGCGGCGGTCGGGGGCGTGGGAATCGCGGCGGCGACCTACCAGGTCCGCGTGGCGGCACTCAGCCACGAGGGCATGAGGCAGGCCTCCAGAGTTGCCCGCGTGGACAAGGCGGCGGCGCAGAACTTCGACGCTTCCCTCGTTGTTCCCACGCAGGGCGGCACCCTCGGCATCACCGCGGCTCAGGCCAACGTGGCGGCGGTGGTTGGCGGTTCGACCGATGGGATCATCGGTCTGACGTGGAACCCGATCGCCGGTGCGTTCGGCTTCGCGGTCTACGTGGACAACCACCTGCAGTGCATTTTGCCATCCACGACCAAGTGCACACTCACCGGCATCAACACCACCGGGGAGGCGGTACCGGGGGCGGACAGCTCCGCCAACGCGAACGCCTTCAACGGGATGGTCGCTCAGATCGTGGCGGCCGCAACCGGGTCCATGAAGAAGCGGGTCAACACGAATCTGGGCACGCCCTCGGGCAACCAGATCACCGTGATCGCCGATGCCATCCAGGACGGCTACGACCAGTTCAAGGTCCAGCCGGATCGGTTGCTGGTGGCGTGGGACGTCCACGACCAGCTCGATCGCAAGCTGGCCTCGGTGGCCAACGACCGGATCAACCTGAACTACATGGTCGGGCCGGAAGGTCCGAAGTTCGAGCAGCTCAGGTTCTACCCCTCGCCGATCGACGGACGACAGATCCCAATCGAGCAGCAGCCCAACCTCTACGGAGGCCAGGTCCTGGGCGTGCTCGACGGTGTGCCGATCCCCGACAGCGAGATCCCGGCAGCATGGCAGATGCACATGGGCAGCGACTGGGTGCTGCTCGACTATGCGGTCGTCAACCCGAAGCAGGAGTTCGAGAGCAGGTCCTTCGGCGCTCTGGCGGGGTATGCCCCGGCGCTTCAGTTCATCCTGTACGACGTCCAGCGGGCGTAAGCCTGGGTAGGTGACAGACAGTCAACAGCGGGGGAGGGGCAAGGTGCTCCTCCCCCAACACATCGAGAGGTGAGCTGATGGGAAAGAAGAAGGACGGGCAGGCCGCGGCGCCAGCAGTATCCGAGGCGCCCTTCGAGGTGCCAGCGAGCGATCCGGATCCGGCGCTCTCCGCGGAGCCCGAGCTGGAGCTCGAGAAGGACATCGAGAGAGATGAGATGGAGAAGGAGGCCGGCGACGAACCCGATCCGAACGTCATCCGGCTGAAGGCTCCCGAGGGCCGCGAGATGGTCGGCACCGAGGGTCGAGAGATCTACGTGGACGAGGACGGCTACATCACCCTGCACCGAGCCGAGGACCGCGAGCTGATCGGCCAGCTGGTACGCCACGGTGGGTTCACCGAGGACCTGTCGCGGTGAGTGCCCTGCTGATGGGCCTCATGAGGAAGGTCCGGGCATTCTTCCACTGGTTCCGGTTTCTCGCGCGCCTGCGGGACCTGGAGCGGATGGTGGCGGTGCTCAAGGCGTGCCCGTGCTGCGGTGCGGTTCTGGTGGTCGGTCATGACCAGGTCGCCATCATCGAGGTGGCGCCGGGTGTTCAGCGTGCGGTGTGTCGCTGGGGCAAGGCCCAGCTCGAACGCACGGCGAGTCTGAGAGAGCTGAGAAAGAGAAGGGCCTGATGTAAACACGATCATCGACATCGGCCAGCTGAAGGCATCGGGCTTCCGCGGGTTTGACGGCCTGGCGGACGACGTTCTGCAGCGCAGCATCGAGGCGGCCACGGCCGAGATTGAAAAGAAGATCGGGCCGCGCAAGGTCGTGGAGGCCACCTACACCGAGTGGTACGACGGGCTGAGGGCCGCGGGCCGGAGCAAGGACGAGCTCTATCTCGAGAAGTACCCGGTGTCGGAAGTCACGCTGGTTCAGGAAGACGGCGTGACCCTGACCACGGGGACCGGTTACGACAGCGCGGGCACCATCCAGGTCCTAGTCGAGGCCGCGCGCGGGGTTCTGAGGCGCCGGCCCGGGGGGGCGGATATGTCACTCGCTGGGATGTCGGCCTGGCGCCGGTGGTCCGGCCGGTACCAGAACATCAAGGTCGTCTACAAGGCGGGATGGGCGTCCGGGTCGGTGCCGGCGGACCTCACCCAGGTCTGCATCGAGCTGGCCCTGATGCTCTACAAGCAGTCGAGCCGGTCGGGCTCCGGGAGCATGTCGATGTCCGGGGCGTCCGTGGAAGCGATCGAGGAGCTGTCCGAACGGGGGCAGCGGGTGATCCGAAGGTACGAGCCCAAGCTGCGGCCGCGGATGCGAGCTGCCTAACTCTGGCGGCGTGAGGAGTCTGATGTAGGAAGGAACGGCGGGATCACCTTCGACGGCGACAACATGGATCGCTTCCTGGGAGATCTCTGGAGCAAGCTGCCCGGCACGATCTCCCGCGGCCTGCGCTCCGGCGTCAACCTGATGGTGCGGGAAGTCGTCACGACCAAGCTCACGGACGACAACCCGCCCTACCTCAACCGCCGCACCGGCAACTTCATCCGATCCGTTGGTGCCTCTCCATCCTTCAAGGTGGAGGGCAGCCTGGCGGGCGCCAGCGCCATCTTCAGCGGTCAGTTCGGCAGCAACCTCGATTACGCCAGAAAGCACGAGGAAGGCGGGACGTTCACCGAGCAGGTCCGGGCGCACACCCGCGTGAAGAACAGGAGTCGTGCCGCCGAGGTGCGCGCGAAGACTCGGCGCAAGAAGTTCCTGACCGCCTCGCAGCTCAAGGCGATCTCGCCCTACATCCACGTGCGCGCGCACACGCGCACCGTCACCTACCGCGCGCGCCACATGTTCGGCGACACGATGAAACAGAACCACTTCGGCGCCGCCCGCCGGATGCGCAGGGCGCTAGATCTGCTTCACAAGAACCGCCGGATCCCGACCCTGTCTGAAATCGCGGGAGGTGGATGATGCCGTACCGCAGCGGGAACAAGGCGTTCGAGGCCCTGGTCGCCCGGGTGAAGACGATCCAGGGCTCCGGCTCGGGCCACTTCACGAGCCTCGCCGGCCGGGTCTACACGCGCCACTGGCTGCCCGAAAACGCCAAGTCCGACCTGCCATACGTCTGCCTGCCGATCGTGTCAGCCGCGGGCCAGCCCGACACCGACGAGGGCAACATGATCCGCGACGTCTGGGAGGCCACGCTGATCTGTTACGTGCCGGAGACCTCCACCGAGGAGCCCACGTGCACGGCGATCGGAGACGCCCTGAACCTGAAAGACGACATCTTCGACGTGCTGATGAAGGACTGGACCCTGGACGGCCAGGTGGAGTCTTGCAAGGTTACCTCGTGGGATATCACCGGGGGCGAGCCGCCCACCGCCGGCTACGCCCGGCTCATCGTGCGCGTGAAGATGCATCAGTACCTGGACGACGAGTACTTTGGACCCTGAAGGAGGGAGTCTTGTAAACAGCAATCGTCTGCGGTTCGGCGGGCCCGAGCTTCCCGAGGGCACCCGCACCTACTACCAGGATCCTGAAGGCGGGATGCACTTCGCCCGCCCGGGCGACGAGGTCGACCCCGACAAGGTCCACACCCCCCCAGCTTCCTACTTCATCGAGACGGGCCGTGCCTCCATGGTGACGGCTTCCGATCTCGACTCCAGCAGCAGCACAGAACCATTCAACCCAGAGCCGTCGGACAGCTCGTCTGAACCCGAGGCCGAACAGGAGGAACACGTGTAGCCAGAACCATCGAGACACCGGCTGTCGTGGCCCCGGGAGGTGAGCCATGGCAACCGCGCTAAGGAAAATCGCAATCGGCCGAGCCGACGTCAGTCTTTCCGCCTACGTCACCGCGGGCGGAGCGGGCACCTTCACCGACGTGGGCCACACCAAGGGCCCCTGCACCATCGAGGAGAGCGGATCGGACTACGAGGTCAAGAGCGAACAGGAGCTCGGCTCTCTGATGTCCGTCCCGATCGAAAAGAAGGTCATGCTGAAGTTCGCGATGATCGAAGCCGACGTCGCCAACCTTCAGAAGGCCCTTCGACAGCCCTCGGGCAACCTCACGGGCACACCACCCAACAGCATCCTGGCCGTGGGGGATCCGCAGGAAGAGTACCGACAGATCCAGCTCGTCACCAAGGGGATCAAGGGCACCGCGACAGGCGCGGCCGCCACTCGCACCGTCACCATCTGGCGGGGGGCGTTTGTCTCGATCGAGCCGATCGGATTCTCCAAGGAGAGCGAGCAGGTCTACGGGGTGACCGTGAACTGCCTGTACGACGAGAGCGTGGCCACCGCCGACAAGTACTACAAGATCGTCGACTCCGGAGCGACCTAGATCGAGACCTGAAAGCAGCAAGGGGAGTCCATGGCCCTTCGTGACTTCATCGTGCGGCGCCGGTTCGTGCAACACGCGGACCGGCGCTACACGGTGACCGCCCCGACCGTCGAGACAATCGCGGTCGCCCTCTATGAGTTCGGCGCCGAGATGACCGGCTGCCGGATGGCGTGGCAGAACGCCCCGGAGCTTTTCACCCCAGACGCGGTCGCCGCGTGCATGCCCTTCTTCCTTGACGACGAGCGCCTCGCTCAGGTCCTCGCCACGTGCGTTCAGCTCGACGGGGGATCGCCTGGCCAGCTGGAAGCCTGCCTGAGGCAGGACCGGCCCCTGATGGTGATGCTCCTGCGGGCGGGCCTCGAGCTGGCCGACGTCGATCGGCTCGTGGGTTTCATGGGCCTGGACCTGTACCTCGAAAGCCTCAAGGCGAAGGACGCCGGCGAAGACGCCGCGGCCGCGATCGGCGAGCCGCCCAGGCAGGACGTGAGGCCGTCGGGCCCATCGGGATTCGAGATGCTTATCGTCGGCGTGGCGGAACGGTTCCACGTGGAGCCGGCTTCGGTGATGAAGTGGCCCGCGGAGCTTTTTATCTCAGTTACCCATGAGATCCTGCCGGCCCTGCACCCCAAGCCAGAAGGTCCGGACGTCTTCGGGCAGACCGCAGACGAGTGGGCCGCAGACGGCGTGACGCTCACGAACACCCCCACGGAGAGCTGATGTAGGCGGTTCGGATCTCACGATTCGCTCGTTCATCGAGTACATCTTCAGGGGCAAGGGCGTCAAGGACGCTCAGGCCGGCCTGAAGGAAGTCGGCCACGCATCCGACGTCGCCGGCAAGAAGCTCTCCGCCATGGGCGGCGTCACCGAGAAACTCGGCGGGACGCTTACCCGCTACCTGGGCGCGGCCGCGCTCGGGGCTCTGGCCAAATCCTCCGTTGAAGAGTTCGCCAAGATCGAACGGGCCTTCAACGGCCTGCGCCTCCAACTGCAGGGCCTGGGGTATGACGCCGACCGAGAACTGCCGAAGGTCCAGGCATTCCTCGAGGGGATTCGCGCCGGCGGGGGCGGCCTCGTCTCTGAAACTCTCCCCGCGCTGCGCCAGCTGCTCGGTCTGACCGGAGACCTCGGCGCCGCCATGCGCGCCACCCGGCTCGTCTCCGACATGGCTGAAAGCGGGATGGGTGATTTCAGCCAGGCCCTCGATGCCGTTGCGAGCATCCTGTCGGGCCGCGTCTCGCGATCCATAAAGCAGTTCGGGATCAACGTCAGTGATGACGTGATCGAAAAGTCGGTGGATGCCTCCAAGTTCATGCAGATCCTGATCGACAAGTTCGATGGGTTCGGGGCGAAGATCGACGACACGCAGAACCAGCTCGACAAGCTGTCTGGTAGCTGGGAGCGCCTCAAGAACACGATTGGCGAGAGCGTCGCCAAGGTCGGACAGTTCGCGATGTACGTCCCGGCCGCTATCGCCGGCGTCGGCGCCGCCCTGGGTCATGCGTATACCAACTGGGCCGGCATCACGCGCGATGGCTGGACTGGCATTGCAGACGAGTTCAAGAAGGGGATGGAGTCGATCCTGGGGACCACCCAGGAGACGTCCGAATCGACCTTCGACTTCCTCAAGGCGAGTGCCGACCACGTGGCCGATCTCACGCTGCTCGAGGTCGCCGGACAGAAGGCGAAGGCGGATGCGGCGCAGGAGGCGGCCAAGGCCGAGAAGAAGGCCGCCGAGGAGAGAATCGCCGCGTTCATGCAGCTCGTCGCCAAGCGCACGGCCGCGGAAGTCGAGGCCCACGAGCGATCACTCGATCTGACGGAGGAGCAGCGCGAGGCGCTGAGAAAGGCCGACGAGGACTTCAGCGCCACGCAGCGTGAGAAGTACGAGCTGATTCAGAGAGAGATCGAAGCCGCGGCCGACGCCGAGCGCGCCAGGGTCGAAGCAGCGCTCCAGACCGACAAGCTCACACTTGAGAGTCGCCAGCTGCTCGAAGATGAATTGATCCGTCTGGACCAGCAGAAAGCCTTGCGTGCAGCCACCCTCGCCGATGAGGTCGCCGCCATCAACACGCAGGCGGCCCATAAGGATCTCTTGCTGGCTCGGGCTTTGGCGAGACAAAAGATCGAAACCTACAAGACGATCGCGCAGGCATCGGTCGACTTTTCGGTTGCCGTCTTCGGCCAGAACAAGATCGCAGCCATCGCGCAGGCGATTATTGACACAGTCTCCGCCGTGCAGTCTGCGCTGGCCGACCTGCCTTATCCATACAACATCGTCGTCGCCGCTATTGTCGCCGCCATCGGCGCCGCCAACGTGAACAAGATTCGGACCACGGAAATGGAAAGCAGCGGGACGTTCGACACTCCAACCAACGATCAGATAGCCAGGGTCGGTACAAAGAAGTCCGCGGAGGACTTCGTCAGGCTCGCTCAGGAAGGAATTGGTCAGGGCCTCAGAGCGGCGTTTGCCCTTCCCGGCGGTCAGGGGGGCGGCGCCGCCGGGGAAGCAGGTGGCGTCACCTACCAGATCACCATCAACGGGATGTACGGCGGCGATTCCGGCCTGAGAGATCTTCGCGACGTCCTCAATCGGGCGGAGCGCCTGCGTGCGCCCAGAAGGCTGAGGTGACCATGTAGAGTTCACCGCCTCCACGCGCCGGCGCTACATCGAGCGCCACCACTACCAGGACATCGTCGAGCCCGTCGGGCTGATGGAATACCGGGCGCTGCTTCTGGGCCCGGGCGGCATCGAGTTCGATGTCACCGATCGTCTTGGCGAAAAGGGCCTCGGGAAGATCAAGGGCGCCACGGAAGAAAACTTCCTCGAGCTGACCCACGGGGAAGTCTCCCTCGAGCTGGCAGACGAAGACGGGGCGGTCTCCCAGTTCTTCTCGGGGGTTTCCTCCTCGGACCTCTACGAGGTCATCCTCGAGCGCTTCACGGGGGCGCGCCGGAACCGCTGGGAGCGGATCTTTGGCGGCATCCTCGATCTGCCCTGGTCCATCCGCATCGACCACCGCGCGCGCTCAATCAATCTGCAGGCGTTCTCCTATTCCAAGCTCCTCGAACGGGCCTCGGCCGACACCATCAAGAGAAGCCTGGACGGCCTGACGGGTTCGGTGACCGCCACTTCCAAGGTCGTCACCATCTCCGACACCGCAAACATCTTCGCCGGCGACAGGATCCGCCTGCGCGACAACACCAACGACGAAGAGCAGACCGTCGCCAAGGTGCTCACTGGTACGACCGTCCAGACCATCGACGCCTGGGACAACACCTTTGCCGCGCTGACCCCCCTGACGGTTGAGACCCCCTACTACCGCGACAAGGGCCTCCAGTTTCTCGCAGATGCCCTGTTTGCGGCCGCGGGAATCGCGAGCCGGGCGATCTCCATCCTCAATCCCCTGGCGCTGTTTCCGGTCGCCACCCCGATGAACACCACGACCTACCCCAGAGACGTGGACACCGGGATCGTCGTGGATCCGCGCAGCTTCACCCAGCGTGGCGCCAACATCGACGTGCGGATGACCGACGACGGGCCCACCGACCGGCGCGCGGAGACCCCGGGCCCGGCCGAGGCGTGGACGTCTTTCACCACGGGCGCCCTTCGCACCATCAACGACTGGACGCCCTACCTCGACGCCGAGCCCGCGAACTTCCCGGACAACGGTTCCTTCCTGCTCGACGACGGGCTGCAGCACGCCTCGGACCACACCGCCAACCTCCTGTACGACCTGCGGGAGGGCGGGACCAAGTTCGACCTCTACAGCCTCGTGGTGGGCGGGGGAGGCATCGGGGGCTCGACGCTCCTGATCGAGGCTTTCAGCACGGTCACGGCCAATCAGTGCCATGCAGGGATCGACGTCGACCCGGTCACCGGCGACGTCTGGATGAGCTGCACCGGAAAGACCGGCGACGCCGGCGACAAGGACTCCGTGAAGGTCTGGGACGGGGCGGTGCTCACGTCGATCGAGACCGCGTTTTCCGGCCAGGTGCGCTACCTGCGCCGCCTGAAGCTGGTCGCCGTCCACGAGTACGACCCGGGCGCATCCCATGGCAACAACCCGAAAGAGACCATGCGGCTCTACGACGCCGCCACCCGGACCCTGGTCAAGACGATCGCCGTCCCTCAGAACTTCTGGGCGTGGAGCCTGCGGGTCTGGGCGGTAGAAGAGGGGATCCGGATCGCGGGACTCTACACCCTGCTCGGAACCACGCGCCTGCGGATCTGGGATGCGAGCTGGGTCCAGGTCGCCGATTACCAGGTCGCAGACAAGGCTTCGGGAATCGCCGGCACCAAGGCGTTTCTTTCCGTGTTCACCGACTCGGGCGGCAAGGAGTTCCTGGTCGGGTGCGCCGGCGAGCAGTTCTTCGTGGTGGCCAAGGGCTACGCCGGGGTGATCCCGTATGCGGACTTTGCCGGGATGTCGTGTGCGGAGGGTCTCCGGGAGCTCGCCATCGCGAGCATTTCCTACATCGAGGTGGACCACTTCAAGGCCGGCACGATCCGCGGGAGGGCCAGCCGGGATGAGGAAGCCCGCTCCCAGGCAATCGCGATCGACGAGCCCCTCGAGCGGGTGAGTTGGCCGATCTCGGAGTTCTACAGGACCTCCGCCACCATCACCGGGAGCGATTCAGCCGGCGGCAAGATCGAAGAGACCGCGGGCGATTTGGGGGATTCGGCTCACAGGCTGGAGCTTGGCGGCGAGCTCATCCAGACGGGGGGCCTTGCGGAAGCCATCGCCCAGGAGTACGTGTCGGTGCTCTCCGTGCCGCGTCGGCAGGAAGAGCTTACCTTTGCCGAGACCGGCCGGCTCGTCGACGCCGGAGACTACCTGGATTTCGACGGCGCACTCTGGAAGGTCCTGGACGCAGACCTTGACACCCGGGCCCGGCGCATCACGGCGCGGGTCCTGGAGGACTGAGGCTCTGTAGGCTACCGCTGGCACCCGCTGGTCCGCATGACGCCGCAAGACGGCCCGGCCGAGGTCGTGGACCTCACCACGGTCTTTGTCTCTGGCGGCAGGACCTACAAGGTCCTCACCGACATCGACCTGGTCTACGAGCCCGAGACCGAGGCGCGCGACACCATCAACCGCCGGTCCCGGCCCCTGCTGCTGGGGTATCGCCCGGTGATCACCATGGTCTTCCAGCTCAACATCATGAGCTTCTACGCCCAGATCGCACAGCTCGCCTCCCGGCTGATGGATCCGTACTGGGTCGTCGAGCTCGCGCTGGACAACGGCGCCACCTACCGCCAGATTGTGCTCAGGCGCGCGCCGTCGCCTGAACCCTTCGGAAACAAGACCGTCGCCGGCGCCAGCTTCAAGATGACCGTGGCCTGCCGGGACCTCATCGCCGAGCTTTCGCCCATCGCCACGGGCACGGCCTGGTAGGAGACTGCATGTAGACCGAACCGCCCTGCGCACCGCCCGACGCTTCGAATGGTTCTTCCGCTTGCTCGCCACGGCCGGCCTGGTGCTGGCCTTCTCCATCCTCACGCTGCACGCGGCCGTCAAGACCACGACCATCCAGGGCAGGGTCGTCGCCGTGACCGGCTCGCCACTTTCCGGCTACATCACGGCTGCGCTTTCGACCTCCGGATCAGCGATGGACGGCACGACCTCGGTGCGTGTCGTCGGGTACTACCGCGGCACCATCGACCCCAACGGCATGGTCACCGGGCTTGCCCTCGTGCCCAACGACGCCATCACCCCAGGCGGGACCTACTACGTCGTGAGCATCGTCTGGAAAGACGCGGCCGGCAGGGGCGGCAACGCGAACGAGCTATGGTCGGTCGCGAGCGACCCGAACGTGATCGACATCGGGCTCATCGCCCGGCTCAAGGTGGCCCCGGGCCTGGACGTGCCGAAGATGAGAAACAGCACCGGCACCTGCCCGCCGCCTGGCTCGTTCTGCGACGACGCCTCAGACGTCGGGGTCCAGTGGCTCTGCACCGACCTGGCCGCGGCCTACTACTGTCAGAGCGCAGGCGTGGTGGCTCAGGTCTCGGGATCCGGATCGGGCTACAACCGCGCCCAGGAGGAAGGCTCGAACCTGACGCCCAGAACGACCGTCAACTTCGTCGGCGTTCCCCTCACCGTGACCGACAATCCATCCGCGCAACGGACCGATGTCACGCTCAGTGTGACGCCGTCGAGTTCCCCGAGCTGCGTCGGCAGCAATAGGATCATCACCACGAACCAGGGCATGACAGGAGGAGGGACCCTCGCCAGCGACCTCACCCTGGGGTTCCGCCTCCACACCAGCGAGACAGGGGGAACGCCGGCGATCGCCTCGGAGAGCGGGCTCCAGATGATGGGTTCACTGATAGGCGGCGGTGTCGGTATCACGCTCCTGGCCGGATGCAGCGATGGCCAGATCCTCAAGTGGGACATCGGTGAGGCGACGTGGAACTGCGCAGACGATGGCGGGGTCGGCGGTGGAGGAGGAAACAGCTTCACCACCATCAACGCGCCCAGTGGGACGGACCCGGTGGCAAGCGGCGCGACAGACACCTTGGGCCTATCAGCGGTCGCACCCGTCACCATCACCGGGGACGCCCTCTCCGACACCCTCACATTTCAGGTGACGCAGGCCAGCGCATCGGCTCCCGGCGTCGTGCAGCTCTCCTCCGATCTCGCGGGGGCCGGATCCGGTCCAACGTCCCCGCAGGTCGCAGACGACAGTCACAACCACACCACGACGACGGTCTCCGCCCTGGACGCCTCCAACGACTTCACCGCGGGCCTCATGCCACTACTCTACGGCGGAACCGGCTCCAACCTCTCAGGAACCGGCGGAACCGGGCAGTTCCTGAAACAGAGCTCCGCCGGCGCCGGCGTGACCGTTTCGGTGATCGGGGTCGGGGATCTTCCAGCCCATGCGCACACGGCCTCCGACATCACCAGCGGCTCTATGGATATCGCGCGCGGGGGGACGACGGAGACGGTCAGCACGGAGGACGCTGTCCTTGTCGGTTCCGGATCGGCCGACTGGCAGCCGAAGGTGATCCCCGACTGCGACATCGCGTCGGGCAACAACAACCCGGCGGTCAACTACGACCAGGTGACGAACACCTTCACCTGCAGGCAGATCAACCTCGACCCCGACCACACCGTCATCGACCCGGCGATCCACACCGATGTCGAAGCGACCGGGAGCCTCGCCACGGGTGACCTGTTCTGGCGCAAGTCCAGCGGCAAGTGGAGCAACCTTGCGCGCGGGACCAACGGACAGTGCCTCACCTCAACGGCGACCGATCTTGCGTGGGGGAGCTGCGCGGGCGGTGGAGGCGGATACGCCACGATCCAGGAGGAGGGGAGCCCCGTCACCGTCCGAACGGTATTCAACTTGATCGGCGCTGCTCTCACGGCGGCAGACAACGCCGGCGCATCAAGAACGGATGTCACCCTTTCGCAGAGCCCGGCCTCCGCGTCTGTCGTGGGGACGGGTCGCCTCGTTTCTGTTTCAGGAACTGGCCTCTCCGGCGGCGGGGACCTCTCGGCCGACCTGACTATCACCCTCTCCGCGAACGTCATGCTGGACAACGAGGCGTCGACGGTGGCCTCGGCCGGGACGCAGGTCATCAACGACCCCGTGAACATTCTGCCTGACGCGACCAACGGCGTGACGGTGGACGCCGCCGGTCTGCTCACGAAGGCCGGCACCGGCAGTGTCCAGGCCGACGCAGTCGTATGCTCCGGCTCCTGCATCTCAGACGCCGAGGTAGACGACGGGATCACGATCAGCAATATGACGCAGATCGGGACCCGCCCATTCACCTCCCTGACGGCGAGCTGCACCGATGCGCAGGTCGTAGGGGGCAACGCCGGCGCGACGGCCCTCGAATGCCAGGCTGATGACGACGTCCCAGACGCCGGCGACTTCGGAGCGCTGGCCCTTTCCGGGGACGTTGCCAGCACGGGGCTCAGCACGACGATCGGCGCGGACAAGATCCTCGAATCCATGCTGAAAGTGGTCGATTCTCCGGCCGACGAGGAGTGCCTGACCTACGAGGCTACGGGTGGCGACTTCCAATGGGAGACGTGTGGAGCTGGCGGCTCCGGCGACATCACCGACGTCTTCAACTGCGCGTCCGGGGATTGCGCGTCCGTTGCACTCGCCGACGGGGATCTGCTCGACGGGTCCGGTGTCAACAACAGCGCGACGACCGAGGGGATCAAGCTCCCCCAAGCGGCCGATGTCTCGACGGGAACCGCGGAGGGGCAGATCGGGTGGGACACAGACGACGACACGCCATTCATCGGAGATGGATCGGGAGTCAAGCCGATCACTGGTCGCGACTGGAGTTACTTCCGACAGGTCGGCACGTCGCCTGTAGAGAGGCTGTGGTCACCCAACGTTTCCGGGGCCGCGTCGCTCAGCCAGTCGACGTTCACCACCGGCGTCTACCGCGCCACCCCATTCCTGACGGGAAGAGGGGGAACCATCGATCGAGTGGGGGTCAGAGTTACGACCGGGGCGGCCTCGACGAACTTTCGGATCTGCCTCTACGATTCGACGTCGGACACGAACCTCTACCCCAACAATCTGATCCTGGACGTGGGCTCGCTTTCGTCCGTCTCCACCGGATGGATCAATGCGACAGTCAGCCAGGCGCTCAAGCCCGGCAAGCTCTACTGGTTCGCGTTTGAAAACGACTCCGCCTCCCCGCAGTTTCGATCCATTTCAGGCGTCGGGTCGGTGCCGATCCTTGGGTACGACAATCCGCCGACGACCGACGCGGGGACAGGATGGACGGTGGCGCACACGTTCGGGGCGTGCCCCTCGACATTCCCAGCCAGCGGCACTGTGATTTCTGGCGCCGTGTCGCCGGTCGTCAACGTGAGGTACTCGAATTGATCCGCCGCCCCGCGGTTCCAGCGCTCGCCCTCGTTGTCCTGCTTCTGGGCCTGACCCTGCTCCTGCCTCAGACGGCCAACGTCTACCACGTCCGAGTGGACGGCTCGGACGGGAGCTGCGACGGCCTCGCTGACAGGCCCGCTTCGAGCGGCAATCCCTGCGCCCTGCTCTCTGTCCAGGCGGGCATCAACAAGATCGCCCTGCCGAGTTGCAACCAGGGATCCGACCTGGTCATCCACGCCGGCGCCTACAACGGCCGCGTGAGCATCCCCTCGTGTCGGCAGACGTCAGGCTCCGAGCGCACGGTGATTGAGGGTGACCCCAACGTCCCGCGCACGTCGATCATCATCGACGGCGGCGCCGCGGACGAGGAGACCATCGACTCGATCGGAGGCAACAACTCCAGCACGCGGAGTACGCGGCTGACCTTCCGACACATGAACATCCGCCCGGGCCAGCAGGCCGGGATTCTCCTGAGAGGCGAGCACGACGACGTGGTGATCGAGGACATCTTGTGGGACACGATGCCGGACCTCTGCTGCGGTCGCGACGCCTCGCCGTTCCCCGCGGCGCTCGTGGCGGCTCCCCTCACGGAGGCGATCACCGTCAGGGACACCGTCGCGATCGGAAACAACAACATCACGCTCTCCGGGGTCCCGGGGACGGACGCGCAGTTCGTGTGGGCCGGCGGGCTCGCAGCCCTCAGCAAGGCGAGCTACGTTCAGCGCAACGTGGTGACCGACATGCTCGGCTCGTTCACCGGCGGCAACTGGACCCAGGGGATCGTCGAGGGCAACCACGTCAAGAACAGCGCGTGCCACGGTGATGACGGCGGGATGCAGGGGTACAACTCCGTGGACTGGACGATTCGCCGCAACGTCTTCGAGGCGTTCTACTGTGACGGTGACGGCAACGGCTTCGGGGACGCCTGGATCACCGTCCGAACGACGTGTCCCTCCGACATCGTCGGGTGCCCGCCCAACCAGCCCGTCCACCACACGGCCAACGCGCTGGTCTACAACAACATCTTCATCGGCCGCGCCGGTGCCCCGCGCAACCACCGCAGGAACGCCTTTCAGCTCCGCACCGACGGATCCCCGGCCTGGTACAACGTGGACAGCAAGTCCAGCACCTTCTGGAACAACATCGTCATCACCAACAACGGGAAAAACGTCGAGTTCGGCCGCATCCACCCCGTGCAGTTCAACAAGTGCCCGACGCTCGGGATCGTCGTGGATTACAACCTGTGGTTCAACAATGCTCTCTCAACGGCCGGCGTGGCGGACACCGGCGCAAACTTCTTCGCCAGCTCCGCGACGTGCCCCGGGCCGTACAACACGCACTCGCTGTTCAACCTGGACCCCCAGCTCGACGCGAGCTTCGCGCCCGTGGCCGGATCGAGGTCCTGCAGCGGGGCGAGCACGTTCATCAACCCCGTCGACGGCGACGTGTCGGACCCGTGGATGGGCGCGCTCCAGGGCGCGTGCGCGGGCGGGGCTCCGCCGCGGCCGCCGGGCAGCATCGGCCGCCATCCGATGATCTCGCTCCTCCTGGGGCTCCGGCGCCCCGAGGAGCTGGCCCTCTTTCCGATCCCGGCCGGTGAGGCGGTCGTGTGGGAGGAGAAACAGTAATGGCCTTCAAGAACGTCCGCGCCCTGGACGACTGGCATGAGGCCGGCGCGATGATGCGAGAGGTCGTGCTCTTCATGTGGGAGGAGGCGTGGCCGACAGACCGAGACCTGATCGTCACCAGGATCGCCGAGCGCACGCCGGAGCAGAAGACCGAGGTCCACACGGACGGCCCGCCGCACCGGGCGATCGACTTTCGGATCTGGCACGCGCCGCTCCAGACGGTTCAGAGGGTGGCGGACAAGGTGAACGCGAAGTTCATCTACGACCCGCAGCGGCCGGCGATGATGGTGGCCATCGTCCATGACGCCGGCTCTGGTAACCACCTTCATATCCAGACACATACGAACACGGTCCTGCGGGAGGCGGTCGCGTAATCGAGTCCGTCCTGCGAGCCCTGGCCGGGCAGGTCCCGCTGCTCCTCGTGGTGGGTGTGGGACTGGGCTGGGGTCTGCGCGAGCTGCGGGGAATGCATCGCGAGATCAAGGCTCTCTCCAGCATCGCGGGGGAGGCCAGAGACGCCGCGCGCGAGCTAAAGATCCGCATCGAGGAGAAGGTTGCCACGGCCGAGCGCGAGCACGATGATTTCAGAGACAGGATTCACGCTCTGGAGACGCGCGGCCGCGTCCGGCGGAGCCGTCAGGGAAGCTGAGAGGAGAAACGTGTAGACAATCTGCAACAGGTAGTGTCGGCCATCATAGGCGATGTCCTTCAGGCGCCCGTCTTCATCGTACTTTCCAGGTTCGCCGGCGTGGCCGCGCTGACCTGGTTGCTCACCGAGACCCTGCCCGAGGTCTTCAAGAAGCTCAACCGATTCACCAAGCCGGCGCTGGGGGCAATCCTGGGGCCGCTGCTGTCGGTCATCTTCTACGCCCTGGGCTTCGTGAGGATCGACTTCGTCCTGGCCGGCGTGCTGGGCGATGCCCCTCAGTATGTTCAGGCGCCCGTGCGCGTCGTAGGCGTCGCCCTGATGGGCTTCATCGCCACCCTGTGCGCCCGGGGGTTCCACGACTGGAAGGTAGGCTCGAGGACCTCGCCGCCCGCTGCGCCAGGGGGAGGGTCCTCGTGACCTGGCTGCTGGCCTGGCTGCGCAGGGCCTGGACCTACCTGGTCACGCACCCGAAGGTGGCGGCCGGCCTCGCGGTGCTGGCGTCAATCGGATCTCTCGTTTTCAAGCTGCGATGGACACAGCGCCAGAGGGACAAGGCCGTGGTCCGGGCGGAAACCGCTGAAGTCGACGGCCAGGTCGCAGTCGCGCGCGCGCGCGCGGAAGGAGCGAAGCAGGACATCGCCGCGGCGGAAGCCGTCGAGCACCAGGCGGCAGGGGAGCATGCGGGGGCGAAGGTGGAGTCGGACAACGAGGTCGAACGCCGGCGCAAGATCGCCGCGAGGTGGGAGGAAAAGTGAAACGCTGGCTCCAGATCCAGGGAAACCGCCTGCGCTACTGGGCGATCCGAAAGCTCACCGGCGGGCAGTTCTACGGCGCCGGCGGGACGATCCACTCCGGCGGAGAAGTGAACATCGAGCGGGACCCCGCCACGGGTGGCGTCGTCTCGGTGTGGTTCCGGTGCTCGGTCCTTCGGTTCACGGATGACGTGGTGGACCCGGCGCGCGCGGAGGACATGCGCCGGATGTACCGCGGCAGCGGTAGGCGGCCCCCTGCTATTCGCGGGATCGTGTTCGAGGAGGAGCCATGAATTTCTCCCCCTTTAAATACTGGGTTTCAATGGGGTTGAAACTCGGATCCCTCGGGCTGCTCGTCCTCGTCGCCGGCGAAGCTGCAGCCGCCACCACCACCGACCCGTTCGCTGGAACCCTCACGGTCCCCGCCCTCGTATCATCCTGCATTCCCGACGCTCCTCACGGCGGGCTCCTGGCCGCTCTGAAGAAGCGGGCCGAGGAGCTGCCCTCTGGTGAGGAAGCCCGCCTCGAGCTTGAGGCGGCCGCCACCCTCATCGACTCCTACACGGCTGAGCGTCAGGCGCTGTGCCGGGAGCTGGACGCCGGCGCCGTGGCGATCGCCGCGGTGAGGCAGCAGAGAGACGGATGGAGGCAGGTGTACGAATCAGAGGTCGGAACGTCCAGCCTCTACCGGGAGCGGTGGCAACAGGCGCTCAAGAGCCCCGTGGCGGGCGGCATCCAACGGCGTCTTATAGCATGCGGGCCAGGCGGGGGAGTCACCTATGAGGAAGACGCCACCCTGCGCGCGCGCCTGGTGCTTGCCTGCATCGTACCGATCTTCCCGCGGTGAGGTGGCCTAATCGGGGGAAAGGGCCTACCTTTCGTGCATCCCTGGAGAAAGGTAAGCCCTTTGTTTTCAGGTGGTGGCCCGCGGACGCGGACTAGATCCCGAGCTGCGCCTTGAACTTCTTCCAGCTGATGCCGGGCGATTCGGTGAGCGCCTTGCGGGCAGCGGCCAGGTCGATCCGGGCTTCGAGGTAGTCCAGAAGCTCGGCGTCTTCTATCGGGACCAGAGCGACGGCATTCTTCCCCCAGCGATTGATGCTGATGCGTTCCTTCTGGAACGCGACCCGATTGACCAGGTCGGAGAGGATCTTGCGGGCCTCGGTGCTTGAGAGCTGCGTCATGTCTTGATTCTGCTACAGGGCCTTCCAGTCATGCAAGAGTTAGAAGGAGTGTACGTCTTAGCAGAATCTAGACCTGTGCCCCTGGCAGTCAAGCCCGCGACGATCTTTTTTTCAGGCCGGCCCGCTCCCGCCCTTCCCCTTCACCAGAAACACCGGCTCCCACGCCCGCTCGGCGTCGATGGAGCGGAGCAGGGCGATGTTCAT